ATGTTATCGAAATAGTTGTAGAAGCTTTTAAATTAAATTATAGTGGGGTAAAAAAAATCTTCACCGCAAGCAAACTGTTCAGATAGATGACTTTGAATTCGGTTGGGGAGGTATGTTTGATTTATTGATGAATGAATATCATGTTTCCCTAGCGGAATTGCAAACTTGGACACGAGAGCAAATTTTTCTATTTTGTGAGAAGATTGAGCACAGGATTAAAGATGAAAGACGTTTTCAGGTACAACTTCATCAAATGGAAATGAAAGAAGACGGTTTAGATACTTCCGGAGCAGTTGCAATTGAAGATGTAATAGATAAGCAAAATGCTTTGAAGGAGGTGAGAAACAATGACAATAGAAGAGTTAATTTTGAGGATGTCCGCACAAGGTAATACTCAAGTAACTCAAGCTTTAAATAGTGTAGGAAGTGCTGTTACAAGTTTAACAACGCCTATTAACAATTTGCAAAATTCTGTAAATCAATTAGGTAACAGGTTTTCAAATCTAAATACTAGATTAAGTAACAATAGAAATTCTTTAAATAGTTCTAATAATGCTTTAAATAATAGTACTGGATTTTGGGGTACTTTTAAAAATGTAGTTACAAAAGCCGGAGGTACTCTTTTGAATGTAGCAAAATCTGGTTTGAGTTCAATGATTGGAGGACTAGCTTCTCTAGCGAAAATGACTGGATCAGTATTCTTAGTTGATTCATTAACAAGTGCTTTGTATAAGTTGCATCAAACAATGTCAACTGCTATTAAAACAGGGATTCGGTATAATGCTTATTTAGAAATGCAATTAGTTAATTTTGAAGTTCTTTTAGGTTCAGCATCCAAAGCACAAGATTTGATGGATACTTTAGTTGAACGAGCCGTTACTACGCCATATACCACAGCCGATTTAGTTAATGCAACGCAGTTAATGATGGGTTATGGTATGGAAACAGGTACCGCATTAGAGTATTTGGATATGTTAGGAGATTCCGCTAAAGGAAACTCAACGTATTTATATCATGCAGCATTAGCATTTTCACAAATTTATGCCCAAGGTAAGATGCAAGGTCAAGATGCTTTGCAGTTGATTAATGCTCAAATACCTATTTGGAAATTGTTAAGAGAAGAAACTGGCTTAACAATGGACGAACTTAGAACTAAGATGAGAGCTGGAGAATTAAGTTTTGATTTAATTTCAGAAGCTATGATGAGTGCATCTGAAAAAGGTGGAATGTTCTATCAATCAATGGAAAAAGCTTCTCAAACATTTTCCGGAAGATTAAGTACTTTAAAAGATAAGGTGGAAATTTTCTTAGGTAAAGCAACTCAACCGTTATTTGATTACATGAGGGATGTTGCAATTCCAGGGACAATTAATCTTTTAGAACATCTTACAAAATTTGGTTCAAAGTTAAAAGAAGAAGTAGGTCCTGTATTTGACCATATTAAAGAAAGACTTTCACAAATGTTTGATATGCCAGATATTAGTGTAACAGACATAATTGATTTCTTTACTGTATCTTTACCAGATGCAGTTGACTATGTTGATTCTAAAATTGATCCTTTCTTTGATACCTTGCAAGGGTTAATTGATTTATTTAGAAATGCAAAAGTTAGTACTTTTAGAGATAAGCTTTTAGATTTATTACCAGATGGTTTTGCAGAACTTTGGGACAATATTTCTTACTATGTTGAAGGTTTCTTAAACAATTTGAGAAAAGTTGGAGAGTTTATTGGTGGAACATTTAAACCAGTATGGGATGCATTTGTAAAGAATTTTAAAAGCATAAATTGGTCACCGTTAGTGGATGCATTTAACAGTTTCTTAAATGCTGCCAAACCTTTATTGCCAGTGATTAAATTACTTGCTGGAGTATTAGGAACCGTACTTGCAGTCGCATTAGGTCTTGTACTTGCTGCATTTAATGGTTTGATGTCAGTACTACCTTGGGTATATTCAATGATAATGAATGTTTATACTTTTCTATTAAGTGCTTGGACCGCTTTGATCGGTTTATTTACAGGCAATACGGAAATGCTAAAAGAAGGCGTTATGAATATGGTAACCGCCATTAGTGATTTCTTATGGAATGGCTTAATGGCAATTATTGCATTTTTCAAAACGTTTATTAACACTATCATTGATTTCTTCGTAGGTCTCTATGATTCACTTGTAGGACATTCAATCATACCAGATATGGTCAATGGAATTATTGAATGGTTTCAAAAATTATTTAATAAGGGCAAAGAAATTATTGGTAACATTGCTTCATGGATTGTTGCTAAGTGGACTTACATTAAGATGAAAGCAACTGCAATATGGGCACTGATAACTGCAACGATATCTCAAGCCCTAGACAGGGTAAAAAGCTATGTTACTAATAAATGGGAAGCAATAAAAGCTAAAATATCAAATGCAATGTCATCAATACACTCTAAAATGTCAAGTGCTTGGAACAAAGTTAAAACAACAGTTTCAAATGCATTAGATAGAGTTGTAAGTTACGTAAAAACAAAAATGGCAAAAGTAGTAAGTGCTATTGCGGCTATAAGATCAAAAGCAGCTTCCAAAGCTAAATCTGTTGGTAATGCTATTAAAAATGGAATTAAAAATGTAATTAGTTCAGCATATTCTTGGGGAAAGAATATGATGAATAATTTGATATCAGGAATAGGCGATAAGATTGCAGCTCTTAAAACAAAAGTAAAAAGTGCCGCAAATATTGTTTCAGATTTCTTAGGATTTAGTTCGCCTACAAAAGAAGGTCCTGGTAAATACGCAGACAAATGGATGCCAAACTTGATTAAAATGCTTGAAGAAGGTTTACTTGCAGGTGCTGCTACATTGCAAAAAGCAAGTAGTGCTGTTGCATCAAATATAAAAGTTACACCTATGATTGATAAAACAGTAGATACTTCTTCCTCTAGCGGCAATACGAATAATGATGTTGTAATTAATGTTAACGCAAACAATGCAAATTCAAAAGAGGTTGTTGAAATATTGTATACCAAGCTAAGAAATTTGGGTATCTATCCACAAGGAGGTTAGCATGAGGTATTTGTATATAGATGACGATAGAGATTGGGAAACAAATGCGTTTCCCGCTAACGTCGATACAGAAATTACAATCGCAAAAGATAATTGGACTATTGATGAATCTTCAAATGGAACATCACTCTTTAACTTTACTATAACGGATGATAATGGTGCTGAAATAGCCTTTGGTAAAGATATTGCTTTTTATGATGGCGATAAAGATGCAGGTGGTACTTTACTTTGGGGAGGTATCATTGATAAAATTCCAACAATAACAGAAAAAGAAAAGGGTTCATTAACTTATCAAGTTAATGCTGTCGGTTTTAAAAAAATATTAGAAAGAATAGATATTGTTCAAGGGTACGAAAATAGATCGATTGAAGAAATTATTCAAGAACTTCAGACTTCATATTTTGCAGATTTAGGAATATCGTTGGGAACGATTGATGCAGAGTATCCAACAATAAACAATTGCATATTTGAACATATGGATGGTGTACAATGCTTAGATAATCTTGCAACATATGGTAACTTTTTCTGGTATGTTGATTATACTAAAACATTGCACTTTTATGATTTAGCTGGTACTGAAAGACCTATAAGTAATACTAACATGACAGATTTTACAAGCATTTCAAATTTTCAAAGATCCATTGATGGTTCAAATTATAGAAATGTTCAAATTGTTAAAGGTAATAAGGCTACAACTTTGATTCAAGAAGAAGAACATCCTACACCTGCACCAGATGATACAAGTAGAGAATTTACTTTAAAATATCCACTAGCATTAGAACCTACTATTGAAGTTTATAGAACCACTTCTTGGGAAGAACAAACTGTTGGTATTAGAGGTTTAACAGAAGGAATGCAATGGTATTGGACATATGGAGATTCACAAATATCACATGATGAAGATGAAGATGTTTTAGAAGTTGGAGATCAAATAAGAGTTACATACTATGGTTTAATTCCAATCTTAGTAAAAGCACAAGCAAATTCTGAAATTACCGCTAGAGGATATACTCATGAAGTATTTGAGCAAAATACATATTTGTATAACAAGCAAGATGCAATAAATTATGCAGTTCAATTGCTTACAAAATATGCAAATGATGGAGATTCTGCATCATTTGATACTTATTCAAAGTTGTGGTCTGTTGGAGAACAGTTTCAGATTACACTAGGTACACCTTGGAATGTTGATGAACAATTTTTAGTAGATTCAATATCTTGGAAACCAAGAGGTCCAGACGCAATTACTTACTCTTATAAAGTGTTAGATGGAGCAGTATTTGGTGGTTGGGAAGAATTTTTCAAAAACTTGTTTAGACCACAAGCCGTTGAAAAAGATGTCGATGAATCAATTGTATACTTTTATGGATATTCTGAAGTGGGTGACATTGCTGGTTCTTATTACTATAAAGTGATAACTCCATTATTTTCTGATACTGATCTATTACCAGATACCGATTTGCTTCCAGGAACACTTGTTACATCAGGAACAGTATATGATTAGGAGGTGAAACATGAGAAAAATTATAAGGCGATATCCCAGAAGAGTTCCCGTAAGACTTGGATTAAAAAGACAAAAACAAATTAAAGAAAAGTGCGTTGTTCACGGAAACATAAAGGTGTTTGAGATTTCCCCTAGCGGTAAAAAGTCTCTTGTCAAATGTGCTTCAAATTTAATACTTGATGATACACTAGATTGGTTTGTAAGATGTACGTATAATACTGGCTATGCGGGTTGGTTAAAAATTAAACATTGTGCTGTTGGAGATGATAATACAGCCGTTACTGCGAGTGATGAAACTTTAGGAAATGAAATTTATAGAACTCCCTATGTATTAAGAACTGATAGTTCTCCTGGATCAGTAACTTATGATTTTTATATTTCGGGTTCAGATATTACTACTGAATTAGATATTAAAGAAATTGGTATTTATGCAGACACTTCAGAAGATTGGGCTGGTGGTGCAGGAAAAGATACCGGAAGACTTTTAACTCATGCATTGTTATCTTATACAAAAGCAACTACAGTAGAAATGCTAATTCAATACACGATAACATTTGCAAATGATTAACCGAAGGAGGATTAAGATGGTTACAAATTTTATTAAGTACTTTTCAATACCAGAAGAAACTGGTGTAGATAAAGCTTTAAAACTAAATACTTACTATGCGTTTTCAGCAGCATTAATGGATCTTGTAACTCAAGAAAATAAATGTGTTTTAATAAGGAGTTGTGAAGGCAAGCCAATAACAAAAGTAGTTAATGAATCTATTGAGGTAGAAGATGAAAAGGGAAATATAACATCCGCAATGCAAAAAATTAATAAGGAGGTATATTCATGGGAGGCAGTTGTAGAAGTATATTCGAAGACAGATAAGGTAGTAGAATTAGAAAATAGAAAAAGCATAATGCTTTCAAGAGGTAAAGATGTTCAAAATAATATGCAACCTGTAGGAGGTGATTAAATGCCATCTTTTGGAGATTTTGATGCAGTTTCAGTAACGTTTGTTGATGCAGATTATCCTGCAATAAGTGCAACAAATTTAAACAATGTAGTAAACTTGCTTGAAGAATTAGATACAGAAGCTGCAAGAAGTCAAGATATAAAATTTAAAGATTACTTACCATACTTTGCAGCAAGAAATTGGAAACCAATTGTAAGATTAAATGACAGTGCTGATTGGACAGGTGCTGGAACAGTATCATTAAGCAATGATGATACATATTCACCATTTGATCATACATCATTAAGATTGACTGAAACAAATGATACTGCCGGAACAATGGAAGCTTATCAATCGGGCTTGTCAATTGATTTAACTAAATTTGCGGATGAAATTACTGCTGCAAGTACCGCAATGAATGTAATGTGGATAGTATATGTTTCTGATTCAGCGTATTGTTCATCGATAACAATTAGATTAGGTACAGATTCATCAAATTATTTTTCAGTAACTTATTCACCCGCAGGAGGATTATCTTCTGGATACAACACTTTCATGCCAGAAAAAACAACGTATTCTTCAACTGGAAGTCCAGATTGGAGTACAATAAATTACATTTCACTAAGATGGGCATCTGCTTCAAATGCATCTG